TTTATTTACAGCAGTCCATGCGTTGTATGCGTTATTTACCTAACAAGCAAGCAATCATTATCGATCATGTTGGTAATTACGTACGTTTTGGGTTGCCAGATGATGACCGCCAATGGAATCTATCAGGACGTAATTCAAAAGGCAAGGTAGATGCACCAGATATTCATACGTGCCAGTATTGCTATCAGGTGTTCTATGAATGGACAGCAGATAACCGTTGCCCGTATTGCGGTGAAATTAAACCGGAAGCGGATCCACGTACTGCTGAAGGCAAAAAAGAAATTGAAAAGGCCAAAATGGTTGAGATAGCCAACCGTAAAGTTGAAAAAGGAGATAGTTTGATTTCAATCTATGAACATTTCAAAGCAAAAAAAACGATGAACATTGGAAACGTAAGCCGACCGATTAATGCTGCCATTAGGCAAAAAGGCGTATGCAGCAGTGCTGAACTGAATGAGTTTGCAAAATATTTAGGCGTCAAAAAAAATTATATCTTTATGCTGTACAATCATAAGTATTAGGGTTATAATAATAACATAGTAAAGAAAGGTTAGTGATAATTATGGTTAAAAATGCACCCGTATTAGAAATTGAAGATTTTGGATTCTGCGGCTATGACTACCGAGTTAAAAAGCAAGGTGGGACAACATTTGGCTATCTGAGCCGTGACCCCCAAGACAACAACCAAGACATGTGGATGTTTTGCTATGGCAGCACGACAGAAAAAGCAGCTGCCAGTGATCCGGTTTGGTATGAGGACTATACATTAAACGATATTAAAGAAGAATTAGAATTTGAACTTACGAATTTTTACATTCGATATGGGATTGATGATTGTAAGTACGAATTATAAAGAAAGGTTAGGTGCAGTTATGAAGTTAAAAGTTGGAGATGTCGTTGAATTTAAGAAGTATGAAGATATGACTGTTAGCGAAACCATGTTGATTAGTGAGGAGATTTTCCATAAATACGGTAAAATAACAGAAGTTGTAAGTGATGACTTTTTTTACATCGAAGGATATGGGTACTTGTTCAATCCAAAATCTGTTGCAAGAGTAATCAGTGATGTTGATGGCGTTGACATTAACAGTTTAAACCCAGGCGATGAGGTGTTGGTAAAAGCAACCGTTAAAACAGTTTTTGACGGGTTTATACGAATAAAATCATCAGTTGGTAGAGCAGATGTAACAAAGATCTTAAAGCGTAAAGAACCAGAACATTTTATCGTAAAAGAAGATTATTACGGCATGTACATTGGTTTTGCACGCGAACTGGTTAGCGATAAGAGCAAAGCTAAGCTTCATGCTTCGCTTGACGCTGCCAACGAAGCTGCTACAGATATGCAGTTGGACGACTGGGACGTGATTCCGTATGACGATTAAAGGCAAGGAACAGGCTATTCAGGACAGCATCAGGGTGTCACTGGCACAAGCTGGTTATATCGTTTTCAGGACGAACGTTGGTAAAGTTAAAACCGCTGATGGACGATGGTTCGACACCGGATTGCCTAGCGGTTTCCCTGATCTAATGGGATACAAGCCTGATAATGGCAGGATATTTTTCATCGAGGTTAAAACAGCAATCGGACATAGGCGTAAAGATCAAGTGAATTTTGCCAACGGGTTACGAGATAAAAATGTTATTTATGGTGTAGCGCGATCAGCCGAAGAAGCCGTTACAATCGTGAGAAATGAATTGAAATTGTTGGAGGATAAACGATGAAATTATACGTTGTTGATCGTGATGATAGTGCATGCGACATGATTGATTATAGAATTTTGGGTATTTTTTCGACAAAAGAAAAAGCAGCCGACTTTATTAAAAAAGCTAAACAATCTGATAATGTAAATGAAAAATACTATTATGATTACGACATTACGGAAACATATTTAGACAGTCCAGGTGAAGAAATGTTCAACCTTAGCGCATATATGGTGGACTAATGGAGGATAAGCGATGAGCAATGAGACGAAGCGGGACGTTTTTGAAACAATTGCAGATAAATACGCTGGATATGATGATGAACTATACGAGAAACTAATAAGAAAATATGACGATGCCTTGCTAGATGTTCTGCCATTTATTCCGAAAGCGGTGGGAGAGATATTGCGATCAGCACAAGGGCAAGATAATTTGCTGGGCGTCTTAGAAACGGCCAAAAACGGACATAAGGTTAGCGAGACAATGGCATGGATAATTACCAATCAAGACACGTTCGCCCGCGCATGGATAGATGGGTACGTTGTGGAGGATTAACAGATGCTTTTTATATTATCGTTTATTTTTTCAGCAGTATTGGCGCTGATCGCAACACGCATGGTTAGAGATAATCCAAAAACATGTTGGATGTCTATTGTTTTAATGCTAGTTTTGATATATTATTTATATTGACAGATTGGTAATCGCTGTGGGCTAATTGGTAAGCCACAAAGGAATGCAGGTTCGAACCCTGCCAGCGATATAGTTATACAGCATGGCTACTCATGAGGGCTAAAACTGTATAACGTGTGCTTGTGGCGGAATAGGTAACGCCCCAGTCAGTGGCGCCATTCAGATGGTGTCAATCTCACTGGGTAACCCACAGCTAACCAGAAGGATTTTGTAGGGTGCAAATCCCTACCAGGCACATATATTTCATAATTTACTCGTATAGCTCAGGGGTAGAGCACTCAACTTATAATTGAGTGGTTGCTGGTTCGATTCCAGCCGGGAGTATAGTTCCGAGAAGCGCGCACACGAAAGTAAAAGTTCCATAATGGAGTAGTCTTTGGAGACAAGCATTCTTTTACTAGTAGATAAACCAAAGTCTATCTGGTCTAACCTCGGTTGAGATAGATAAAGTCCTGATGACACGGTGCTATTAGTGCTAGTGTGTCGGGCATACATAATCATTTTTAGATTCAAGCCTTCATTTTTCATGAGGGCTTTTTATTTATTTTAATAAAGTTATTGACTTTTGTGGTACAGTACCACTATAATAATATTAACAAATCAAAGGAGGAAATAAAAAATGTTCATAAATAAAGAATGGGCAATGCCAAACAAGGAAACTTTTAAAATATATCCAATAAATAAATTATTGCACCGATATACAGATAATCTTGATGGTGTGGTGTTAGATCCGTTTTCTAATGGCGAAAAGGACTTTTGTACAGTTAATAATGATCTTAATGAAAGCATTGAATGTGATTATCATCTTGATGCAACTGAATTTTTAAAAATGTTCAAATTCCAATCTGTTGATATGGTTTTATATGATCCACCATACTCACCAAGACAAGTTTCAGAGTGCTATAAGGGTGTTGGAAAGAAAGTAACGCAGCTAGATACATCAGCCCATTTCAGAAGTAGTCATTTAGACCAGATAGCCCGTGTGATAAAAGTAGGAGGTAGATGTATATCCTTTGGGTGGAATACGAATGGGGTCGGAAAAAGCAGAGGATTTGTTACAGAAGAAATTTTAATAGTAAACCATGGTGGTAGCCACAATGACACACTTGTAACAGTAGATAGGAAGGTTAGATAATGAATATTACGTGTATTGAGATTGAAAATCCATATAGATATAGGGCCTATTGTGTAGGTAAAAAGCCCATGTACGATATTCAGAACCAATCTGTATTAAGTCCGTCAGATGCTATTGTTGAAAGTATCTTTAAAGATGAATGCAACAATGGAAATTCTAAATATATCGTCTCAATGAATGACGGAGAACGTATAACTATTAAATCAGATTTACTGATTATACATCAAAAATAAAAGTAAAGGAGGAAAAATAGATGGCTAAGAAATCAATTACACCAAGTTTAAGATTAAATGAGGAGGACTATTTGAAGCTCAAAGAACTAAAAGAGGAGTACGGTATTTCATGGACAAAATTCATTGAATACGCAAACGAATTAATCGAGAAAGATATGAAGAATAATGGACACTAAAAAATACGTTGATCGCTTCCGAAAAACGATTATCGATTACGGTATTCCCAACGGTAAAGTTACAATCGCACCTTATTCAAACGGTAGAAATGCTGGTGTAACCATGTTCAATGGTATCAACGTTGCTGATTATATGACATGTGACGATCAGTCCGTTAAGCTTATGTCAAAACAAGTTGCAAAGGATCTTCACGCTAAGTATAAAAGGGGGATTGGATTTTGAGGAAAGGCTATCGTGAATTATTAAACTACGTGCAGAAGATCGAAGAAAAATACGGGACTGTTTGCATGATGAGCGGACACGAACGTAAGTATATGATGAAATTATCTTATCCATGTTACAAAAATGAGTATGCTGATCTAAATAAGTACGAAATAACAATCATCGAGAGATATTTAAAAGGTGATATTAACGTTCGCCAATTAGCATATTATTTGGGTGGAATTACAGAAGCGAAAGCAGAACACAAGGCTCAACTTTATAAAGCCGGACGTTATGAATTTACAAACCACAGGAATTATTGGGAGTTGAAACGAAAATGACAGAATTAACTAATGGAGAACGTGGACTATTGAAGTGGGTATTACAAGAGGTCAAAAGTCAATATTCAGTCCAGCCACTCGAAAGTTTGGCAGATGTATGCGAAGCAATTGACTTAGGCCAAGCACCGGCTGGATTAGAGAGGCCGTATTATGGAATGAATTATAAACATCAGTTGATTTTTCTAACTGAATATATTAAGGCAATGGAGAATGATAAAAATGACTAATTTACAACAAGGCGATTGTTTAGAGTTAATGAAAGACATTCCAGATGGTTCAATTGACATGATTTTATGCGATTTACTGTATGGCACTACTAGTTGTAAGTGGGACACTGTTATACCATTTACTCCATTGTGGGATCAATATAAAAGAATAATTAAGGACAGAGGACAGATCGTACTTTTTGCGACAGAACCGTTTACTTCACAACTCGTTAGTTCAAATTTAAAGTGGTATCGTGAGCACTTAACTTGGATCAAGCATAGACCATCAAACTTTGCAACAGCACATTATCGGCATATGAAATATACAGAAGATATTATTACGTTTGGGAATGGAAGTGGGACGTACAATCCACAAATGCAAAAAAGGATAAGTCCCAGGGTTGCCCAGGTGCAAAAGAACAATTGGATTATGCAGACTCAGAAAAAAAGTGAAATTGCTTTTAAAAGTGACAGAAAACCTCTAGATTCAAAAAAATGGGACGCCAAGTTAAGATTTCCGATGGACTATCTATTATTCCCAGCAGTGGTTGGTAATTCCAAGGAAAAAACAATCCATCCCACTCAAAAGCCTGTTAAGTTATTAGAGTATCTCATTAAGACTTATTCTAACGAAAACGATACTGTCTTGGATAATTGTATGGGGTCTGGCTCGACAGGCGTAGCCTGTGTTAATACAGGCTACGC